GAACTGGATGACCCTGATGCCGAATAGAACAGTAGTAGTAACTGGTGGATGTGGCTACATTGGCAGCCATGTTGCACGTGCTTTCAAAAGACGTGGCGATACTGTGTACATCATAGATCGTGTGCGTCGTGATCACACACTTCGAGACATAGATGGATGGTTAATTGCTGACTTTGCCAGTGATGAAGCATTGTCATTCTTGGTCATGCAACAACCTGACATCATTGTGCATTGTGCAGGAACCAGTCTAGTGGGACCAAGCATGGACGACCCTGGTGAATATTATGATAACAATATTGCCAAGACCATACGCTTGTTGAATATTGTTCGCAATATTAATGCAAAAGGTTCCGGACCTGCTCCGGCCATTATGTTTTCAAGTAGTGCCAGTGTATATGGACGTCCGCCCGATAATCATATACCGCTCACAGAAGAATATCGGGGCACACCAATTAGTCCTTATGGCAATACCAAGGCCATGACCGAAACTATCTTGCGTGACTATTGGGGTGCGTATGCTGTCCAAAGTATCTGCTTTAGATACTTTAATGCTGCCGGAGCCGAACCATACTCACACGATCTTGGACAAGAGCCCGGTGCCACACATGTTATTGCACGTGCATTAGAAGCCAGCATACAAGGCAAATCATTTAGCGTCTACGGTACCAGCTATCCCACACCCGACCATACTGCTGTACGTGACTATGTACATGTTTGGGACATTGCACAGGCCCATGTGCTAGGTGCCAGTTACATGTTGGATGACTATCCACAGATGGGTGCACATGTGTACAATCTCAGCACCGGACAGGGTACCAGTGTGCTAGAAATTGCCAATTATGTAAATGATCACTATGGATTGCCTGCAGTCACATACGATCTCCAACGAAATGGTGATCCATCTTACTTGGTGGCTTTGGCCACAAAAGCTCGTCAACAACTGGGCTGGGAACCCATGTATAGCGATTTGGCCACTATTGTGGATAGTGCGTACAAATGGTATACAAAAGTTTGACAACGGCCTAAATAATCTTTATAATACACAAACGACATCCTCGTCGTAAACTCGGAGAAATAAATTGACAGATAAACAAACAGGATTAGACGCAATGGCCGGTGACGGCGGATATGAAGAATCATACTTATCAGATCACTTGCGTTTTAAAATGCGTCGTAACGGCAAACGCTTTTGGGCAGGCGATAACATCAGCGAATATTTACGCCCTGGCGATAAAGAAGTTCTAATACAAGAAGCCACATCTGCATTTGAGCGTGTTCTAGACACTTTGATAATTGATCGTGAAACAGATCCCAATAGTCAAGGCACTGCTAGACGCCTGGCCAAAATGTACTTTAACGAAATAATGGCAGGAAGATATGACGCAGCACCCAATGCAACCGCTTTCCCAAATGACGCCGAAGACCGATACGAAGGTATGCTGGTGGTACGAAGTGAGTTGCGCTCTATGTGCAGTCATCATCATCAGCCCGTTACTGGTGTCGCTTACATTGGCATCATCGCCGCACAAAAACTTATTGGTCTTAGCAAGTACACTCGTATTGCTCAGTGGTGTGCTCGTCGCGGCACTCTCCAAGAAGAGTTGTGCAACGATATTGCTAGGGAAATAATGAAGGCTACTGATTCAGAGAATGTTGGCGTGTATCTAAGAATGACACACGGGTGTTGTGAGAACAGGGGCATAATGGCACACGATAGTTCAACAACTACTACGGTGTTAAGAGGTGCCTTTAATCAAGATGCCGGCACTAAGAAAGAATTTTTTGATACACTAAGTCTTCAAGAATCTAACAAGCGATAATCATATCGTTTCTTGAGTAGATATGGTGTAGTATTAAAATGTCGTGATGCGGCACCTATGGTAGGAAAGGTTATTCCCTCAACTACTATAGGACGGACATTAGGATTATTATTGTTTAGGCTCATACGCTGTCTTTGTTCAAGTGCTTTCATAGGATTGTTATCAATCATACGCTGGCGGACTTGTTCAACAATTTCTGGAGTAGAGAAAATATTCTCCTTTCCGGTTTTATATGTGCCCTGGCGTTTGCGTGTCTTGACCATTTTGATATAAGACTCGGGGGTAGAATAGATTTGAGGAGTTGGAGCACCGGATGTATCATAGTGCTTGTTGAATAGTTTATAAGCATACATCATTTTGTATTTGGCATTGTTAGCAGTCATATTGATCAATAAGCGATGGCACACTCGATGCTCTTTGTAAGTAAGAACTACAAGATTGGTAATGTCATTAGTTCCGCCAAAACATCGTGGAATAATATGATGAGTTTGGTACCCATCATTTAGAGTTTTGGTATAATTGCGTTCCCGAGCAGAAGCAATAATCTTGTAGTAAAGTGCGGTATATTTGTTGTTCAAAAACATCGCGAAACCTTTTGTAATATGTTATTATTTATCAATAAACTGGATGTTGTGACAAATGAAAACTCGTGAAGATATTATTCATAGTATGTGTATGACTTATAGACATGATTATGGGTTAGACCGAAATACTGGCGAGAATGGACCATTTCCATTCCCTTCTGGTATGACTAAACAAGAACGCGAATACTTGTATAAACGAATGTCACAGATATTTGACAACGATATTGCGCCTTATATGGAGATAAAGAAATGAAAACAACTGTGATAAAAGGTGCGTTCAAAGACGACGCTGGTGTTAAAAAAGAATTCTTCGACAACATCAAGATGCAACAGGAGTTTGCCCCAAGATGATTAAAGGCTTGACCGGAAGCAGATACGTATCTGTTGGTTCCTATACCAGTGACGCCTATGTGTACGCAGATAACCCTGTGCCAAGTCCAGCAAAGGGATCCTTGAGATCCAATAGCGGTAATTTTGAAGTTTGGACTGGTGCCTATTGGCAACTACTAACATCCGACTATCCCGAAATTAAGTTAACTGACGAAGCTGAAATGGCTATCCAATGGGTATATGAAAAAATGGCCACAGAACGGCGACTCAAGGAACTGGCTCAAGAAAGTCCCGCCGTTGCTGACGCACTAGCTACTGTTAATGAAAGTCTAGAACGACTGGAAATTGTTTTGGCACTAACGAACAAGGAAACAACATGATTCTTGATTTTTTTAAAAAGAAACCCAAACCAGTTGCCCGCATAAAATACATTGACTGGGATCGAGTCAAAACTGTAGAAGACATGGTGGCAATCTTTAGTCAACTGGCGATAACAAAAAATATAAAAGTACCCGAACAAGGATGGCGTGATCACGGAGTTGATCATTTGCTCACCGACAAAACATACAACAACGCCAATGGCACATGGGAAGAGGAGACAATATGATTAAATGGTTATGTAACAAAATAGTACGCTGGGGTCAAGATTACAACAACGTCAAATGTGAAGAAGAAGCGTATGCCACTACACTTGCCAGTGGTAACCCTACTAGACGCAAAGGTCATCGTGCAGGTACAGTTCATGTTTCGGGCGACGGGGTGACCGACATTCCGAGAACATTTAGATTTGATGTCAGCGTGGGACGTGGTGGTGTTGTGTTAATTACAAGACGCTATGATCCTAAAAAGGATGAGACAACTGAAATCTTAAATGTCATACACGATGACCAAGACATTGCTGCCCAGATTGGCCAAATTGTGGCCTTGGAAATGCTCAGGTCATGATCAATCAAAAGATAAACGGTGGCAATCTCAAACGAGAATTAGAACAATATGCACGAGCACAATTGATGCTAGAAACAAAAACTCATAGTTGGAGATTGAGATTTTTTAATTGGCTCACCAAGGGTCGAATAACAATAGAGGACGAAAACCAAGTGTCAACAACTGCATACCAATCACCATATGGTCAATTGCAAACTGTACAAATATCCGGTAACAATTCTAACCTTCCGGGAATTACATTCAAAATCACTGCAGCCAATGGTGGCACAATCATAACTGTCAAAAAAGAGTCAAGTCAATATGTTACTCTAAGTGGCAACAACGATGAAGAACTGTATATTATTCCCGACAGTGCAGAAGACTTTGATCGCGAGTTAGGCAAAATTATCACGATGTATAGATTAAAGAAATGATAGCATTACCGCCAGGATGCCGAGTATCCTACCATATTTGGATAGATGTAGACGCTATCACAGATGAAATGTGTGAATGGTTTAGCATGATTGGCGGCTCTGTGACCGAAAAGGCTGAAACCTTTACTGGTAGATCTTATAGCTTAAAGGTCGTAAAACAAGTGCAATATGGACGATCTAAACCCAGTTACCATAGACAAGACGGTACTGGTTATGTTAAAATAAACTTCAATGGCGATGATGCTAGTACTGCCAGTATGTTCCTACTTAAATTTATGGATCATGTACAGGCACATAATATGCAACAGGAATTTGAGTTAGTTAAATAATCTATAGCGGTCTTGGCTTCATCCCGCTTTACAAACTCTGCCAGCCTATGCTAAAATTTAACATAGGAGAAACAGCATGTCAGACGACTTTAACGCAGTATTCAAACGAGAATACAAACCAGTAACTTACCGATACACCAGTACCAAAGAGTATCACGACGCATTTCCGTGCGCTTACCGACAGTGGCGTGCCGATAGTCACTGCAACTTGATTCATGGTTACTCGTTCTCAATGAAGTTCTACTTTGGTACTAATGACTTGGATGTACGTAACTGGGCCGCTGACTACGGTGGTTTGAAAGAATTGAAACGGGTATTAGAAAGTCAATTTGATCATACATTGCTAGTGGCAGAAGATGAGCCAGAAATGGAAATATATCGACTGCTAGAGAGCAAAGGATTAGCAAAGTTAACTGTTCTTCCTAGATTGGGTTGCGAGGGACTGGCCGACATGCTTTACAAGTATGTGAACGGTGTTTACATTCCCGACATGTGGGGGCCAGGCGAAGCCGAGCGTTTGTGGTGCTTTAGAGTCGAAGTGCGAGAAACGCAAAGCAACATGGCCTATCGAGAAGGACATAGAGCCGACGGCGAGGACTTGTTTGCTTGATGGATATTAACATCATGTATCTAGCCATTGTGTTCTTTTGCCAAGGAACACAATGTGGTGCAATGTCAGTTGAAACGCCATACACAAATCAAGCTGAATGTCGATCAGATGTAGCCAAGGCCGAAGAAAAGTTTCGACGAGATCCTTCAATAACCATTGTTGAGGGAAGATGTGCAAAATTTAATAATGGATTGAAATCATAGGAATCATCATGAACGATAAAGAACGAGAAGTATTACTGATCACATCAGAAGAGTGTAGTGAAGTAACCCAAGCAATATCCAAGTGTTTTAGATTTGGCATGGACCAGCTCAAGCCCGGTAAGCCTAAAACCGACAGAGAACACCTGGCCGAAGAGCTGGGTGATTTACAGGCCATGATACAACTGTGCGTGGATCTGGATATAGTCAATCAAGAAGACATAGATGCAGCTGCAATAAACAAAATACAAAAGTTGCACACATGGTCCAATATCTTTAAGGAAACAGTCAATGAGTAAAATTAAAGTAGCCGAGCTATTTTATAGTATACAGGGCGAAGGACGCTACATGGGAGTACCCAGTGTATTCTTGCGTACCTTTGGTTGCAACTTCAAGTGTGAGGGCTTTGGTATGCCCCGAGGAGAAAAGACTGATGAATATATTAAAATTGTTCCAGAAAACTATACAAGCTATAATGACTTGCCTTTGGTATCTACTGGATGTGATAGTTATGCTAGTTGGGATCCTCGTTTTAAGCATCTTAGCCCTGTGCTCGATGTTGATACGATTGCCAATGCTATTGTGGATACGTTACCTTACAAAGAGTGGAAAGACGAACATCTCGTGATCACTGGCGGCGAACCATTACTGGGTTGGCAACGTAGTTACCGAGACCTATTGAGTCATCCCAAGATGCAGGCTCTCAAAGAGCTCACATTTGAAACAAATGGTACACAAGAGATTGCAGATGATTTTGGTGATTTTATCTATAACGATTGGTACATGGATCCTTACATGCCAGCTGGACGTGAGCTTACCTTTAGTGTAAGTCCCAAATTACCTGCCAGTGGTGAGACATGGGAAGATGCTATTAAACCCGAGATTGTTGCCAGTTATGCAGAGCTGGGATATGTGTATCTCAAGTTTGTAGTGGCCACTGAACAAGATGTAGCTGATGCTGAATGTGCAGTTGGTGCATATCGTAAGGCGGGATTTGATGGCCCAGTATATCTAATGCCAGTGGGCGGTGTCGAAAGCGTGTACAGTTTGAACAATCGTCGTGTGGCCGAGCTGGCCATGAACAAGGGTTGGAGATACAGTGATCGATTGCAGGTTCCGTTATTCAAGAATGAATGGGGTACTTGATTGCCACTAGATATATTAAGTGATCTAGATTACTTTTACTGGAAAGCAACCTGGCAACAAACCTTTGCTTGGTTGCCGCATGTGTGCAAAATATCAAATCAACGCATATGGCTTGAACGTGCCTATCAAGGTACCGCGGTGTATACTGGTCCTGGAGATCCCATATACGAACATCATTGGCACGGTAGCAAGGAGCATCTATTATGGCTACTGACGAAAACCGATTAAATAGTGCCAAAGGTCGTACCAGTTACGATACCACTACCGGCAATGTACTAGTTGCTTTCTTTAATAGAAATGTCAGTACCTATGCTACCGAAGCTGGTGGTCCTAAATTTGATCTGGTTCCAGTTGAACGACAAAAAGACCTCATGATCAATCATGCCAGGATGTATGCCCAGCAAGAATATGATAGAATTATGGAAATGGTTAGTGTATTGCAACGCCAAGCCGATGATCTAAAACGTAGATTGGATATAACTGACCTGGTTTATCAAGCCGAATATCAATTTGCTCCAGTCATGGGAAAATGTTATTGGATAGTGTTCCTAAACGATAAACAAAAAACCATACTGACCATGACCGCACCCGATAGATGGAATAGTGGCAAGCCAATTAATTACGACTATATAGCGCAAGTTAAATACATGGGAGACCATACATGGATGGAAATAAAGGAAAAACATGGCAACTAGAAAACCCAAAACAGATGCAGAAGTGAAATCTGCAGTCAAAAAAGCACCTGCTCGAAAGACCACAAAGAAAATAGATTTCACCGGAATGACCCCACGTCAAATTGCTGATGCCAAAGGCGAGCCCTGGGTCAGCGTCGTTAACGTGGAACTGGATCCTGACAATATCGGCAATGGTGCATTTGAATTGGATTGGAATGAAAAGTTTATTACTAATTTGGTACGTGCCGGATACAAAGGCAAGACTGATGCAGACATGGTGGATCAATGGTTTGGTGATGTGTGTAGGAATGTGATTGCTGAAAACTACGAGCAGTGGGAAGCCAATCAACCCTTAGATCAACGCCCTAGAGTGATTGACAAGCGCGACATTGGTGGTGGGCGTACCGAAGTCAGTTAATGAAATCAGGTACCAGTAACAGTACTGAATCGCAGTTTCCGTACTGGATCCTGCCCGACAAACCCATGGGTAAAATGGTGTCTCATATTGCATTACTTGGCGGATATCAAGAACCCGACTGGGACGCTTGGAAACGGCAAAACGAACAAATACGTGGATATTTGGGCGAAGCAACCAAGGGTCAATGGATGGAAACCAATGGTAGATTCTATTTTGAATTAGAAGAAGATTGGGAAATGTTTAAAACCATGTGTATAATAGGATGGAACTAATGGAAGGTTTAAAACCACCACGCACTCTAAAGTTTTATCAATTGACCAAACTGTCAATCGGTAATGGTCTTTATATCTCTCCGGCTGGCATTGGCACTGGCACTATCGGTAGCGGTATATTTAAAACGCTAGACGAAGCCGAACAAAATCGCACAATGGAAATGCTCAGAGACAAAGAAAATACCGGCACTTACCATGTATTTGAATTGGAATTTCCCAATCCCGCATATCAAGAATGATAGATGTTTACATAAACGGAGTTAGACTGAGTCCCGCAGACTACCGTCTAGTGGGAACCAAGTTGATGTTTCAAACGGCTCCAGACGTTGGAGACTATATTTCGATCCAAGATCATAACGGTGGCTTTACAATTTTATCCGGGAACGGTGTTCAGGTTGTGTTTGACATCACTCATTTATTTGTGCTAGATCCAGTAAAATCTCTACTAGATCGTGTGTATGATCTACGCAACAATCCCACTATAGCTGAATCGCTAGAGCGACTAGAAGTTCTGGTTAACTTGATCGAATAAACGGTTGACACATAAATAGTAATATGCTATTATTACGGTATGAGATACTTAATTATTGATACCGCTAACACATTTTTCCGAGCAAGACATTCAGCGCATCGCCAAGCCGATACTTGGGATAAACTGGGATTTGCTATTCACGTAACCCTTGGTAGTGTCAGTAAATGCTGGCGCGATCAAAAAGCTGACCATGTGGTGTTCTGCTTGGAAGGACGCAGTTGGCGCAAGGATTTTTATGAGCCGTACAAAAAGAATCGCGCAGTCGCAAGAGCCGCTCTCACAGAAAGTGAAGCCGAAGAAGACAAACTATTCTGGGAAACTTTTGACGCTCTCAAAACCTTTCTCAGCGAAAAGACAAATTGTACTGTTCTCCGGCACGAGCACTTGGAAGCAGATGACTTGGTGGCAGGATGGATCCAAAGTCACCCTGATGATCACCACACCATTGTGAGTTCAGATACCGACTTCCATCAGTTGTTGGCCGAGAATGTGAATCAATACAACGGAATAGCAGATGAGCTCCACACTATCAAAGGTATTTTCGACAAAAAAGGTAAAGCAGTCATCGATAAAAAAACTAAGGAAGCAAAAACGATTCCGGACCCTAAGTGGATTTTATTCGAGAAGTGTATGCGCGGAGATGCCAGTGACAATGTTTTTTCGGCGTACCCGGGTGTCAGGACCAATGGCACTAAAAATAAAGTTGGACTCAAAGAAGCCTTTGCAGACAAAGATTCTAAAGGATTTGCTTGGAACAATCTCATGTTACAACGTTGGGTTGACCATAACGGCCAAGAACACAAGGTACTAGACGATTACTATCGTAATGTTACTTTAGTTGATTTGACTGCACAACCCGATGCGGTCAAGGTAAAAATTGCAGAAACAATTGCCAATGGCAGTACATCACTAAGTCGTCCCATGATAGGTGCACACTTCTTGAAGTTTTGTGGCAAATATGATTTGGTTAAAATGAGTGAACAAGCAGAAAGTTATGTACGCTTCTTGGAAGCGCCATATCCAATAAAGGACTAATATGAATGAACTGATTGCTAAACCAGTAGTTAAAAACAAGATATGGATCGTGGAAAGCGATCCCGGAAACAAAGTAGGCAACATCATGACGGTGGACGAAGGCGGAGTTGTTTATATACACGACGACCAACGTGAGATGTTTCCCAGTATCAAGATCTTGAGCCAAAAGTACAATATTACCTTTGCGGCTCCGGACAAGAAAAAAGCCACCGCAGTTGCACACGATGTGTATGGATTTCCCACAGTGGGTCGACCACACAATCAAGTGCTGGATGTACAACGCTATTTGCCCATATACACCAAGACTGCCAAGAGCAAGAGTTTTTTCTGTGCCGGCTATTACATAGTCAAGTACACTCATACCTGGGTCAAAGAGTACTGCCCCAAACTGATAACCTTGAATCGTTATGAATATCAAGGACCATTCAAGACACAGGAACGTGCACTAGATGCCATGAATGAAGCCAATGAGTGATACTTTACCATTTCATTTACGCCTGTTCAATGATCGTGTACGTGCCATGAATCAAGGTGGATTGCGTGTACTAACACTAACTGCCGACGAAGCACGTAATTTACACACCGAAATCTACAATTTGTTGGCGCTAACTGCTGAATTGGCCAAGCCAGATGAGCCTGTGTCCGCAGTCAGGATGGATGGTGGGGGCTTTAAATAACTACGTAGTTTATTGATAAATAAACTGTAGTTCAAGGAAAACTGAAATGTCGAGACCCAAGCCGCAAGTACTGTTAGATTACGTAAACAAAACCACCTACAAAAGTGATCAAGTGTTGGCCAGCGAAGGTATTTGGGCAGTGTTCTACGACAATCAACCCATTAATCTCAAGACATTTAACACCCTTGTGCACTATCCTGGCCCCAAGTACCGCAAGGTATCATTTTCCAACAGCGGGCATGCCATCAATCTTTGCAAGAAATTGAACACACTATTTAAAACCGACAAGTTTTCAGTGGTGTTATTAAAACAAGGTGACACAGTCTACAAAGTTTAATCAAGAGCAATGGCACAACAAAATCTGTGAGGCCAGCGGTATGACTGTGCCTTATGGTAATGTAAGTCGTTGGTGGTTCAATCCCATCAACCATAACAGTTTACGAATGACCATGGACGGGTACACCTTTGTAAGCAAATATACACCCCAGTTAAAATGGCACTATGTGGAACTCAAAGACCGAATAATGCCCAAACAACTATTGCAAATGGAAAGATTAGTCGACTCTCCTTATGTGATTCGGCGACTTGCCAATATATATGTTCTTGACGAAACCACTGCCATCATGTTACAATTACATGCAGGCGACTTAAACACCTACTTACAAAATTTAGAGGATCATCAATGAAACAGTTTTTATATAGAGTCAAAGATAGAATAGAAGAATGGTGGAGATATCCGCAACCCACCAGACAACAAAAACAATTGCTGGGTCTATATACTGATGTTATTGATACTGAGTTCACTGCCATTAGATTGGCCAGTGAAGAGTCAGCACGTTATATACAAGAAAACATGCGTACAGTTGCCAACTATGCAAACGATTATGACTTTCACGAAGCAGTGGGCACATGGTTACATGGTGAACTAAAATACAACGGCCTGTACATGGAGTTTGGTGTTGCTACTGGGCGTACACTAAATCACTGGGCACGAATGTTTCCGACTGCAACCATACACGGCTTTGACAGTTTTCTTGGCTTGCCTGAAAACTGGACCAGTCGAATGCCCAAGGGATTTTTCAGCAGACACAGTTTGCCGCGTGTGAGAAAGAATTGTGAATTGCATGTGGGTTGGTTTGAGGCCACTGTGCCCAAGTTCTTGCAAGAACATCCACTTACACAAATTGCATTGTTACACGTTGATAGCGACCTGTATTCTAGTGCCAAATATATTTTAGAAACTTGCCGAGACCGAATTAGACCGGGTACTGTGATTGTGTTTGACGAGTACATGAACTATCCCGGTTGGCAACAAGATGAATTCCGTGCCTGGCAGGAATTTGTCGCCAAGTACAATGTAAAATATGAATACTTGGGTTATGTGAGTAGACACCAAAAAGTAGCAGTGAGAATTCGGTAATACTATAGTATTACAAATTTTTGGTAAAATAACGGTTGACATTAAATGATATTTTCTATACAATAGATACTGTTGGTTAAAACTCTAATCAACAAAAAGCAAACTCAAAAACAGATTAATTGACATGGGGTCAATTAGCTGTAGTAGTTTCTTATAGGGAGAACACCATGGCTACTGCCGTTCAATCATCGATACCGTCTTATGCGACAACTTTTAATGCTCGCTATCATTTAAACTCTTCTAACTTTGTATTCCTAGCCAATCGCATTAACAATGCAGTTTCGGCACTGAACCCACAGTCGCAAATAAATTGGAATAACAATTTGGCCGCGGCCATTAAGACGTTTAAAAAGAACCATCCTAATCTCGTGACCTTTGCTAATCGAAAAATATTTCGGTTGTGCACTGCCACTGACATTTCACTTAGTGACATTGTCATTGATACCACTATGCAACGAGAACCAGATTTAAACTGGATCTTAAAGATCATTGCCAACTTCCGTGCATACCAGGCAATGCCTATTCAAGTATTTAAAACCAAAGATGGCACGTGGGCGGCCTGGGATAGTCAACATACGGCTATTGCCGAATACTTGATTTGCGTTTATGCATTAGGAGTAGATCCTTCAACAGAGAAGGTTCCTGCTAACATCTACGACATTACTAATCGAGGTGAGATACGTGGGGTGTTTATTAGTAATAATACTTCCACAGGTAAGAATGCCGGTAAGAAGCCACTGGATTTAATTGACATCATGATGCAAATGATTTATGGTGTATTTGTAGACGGTGTTACAGATCCTGAGTGGGTCGATATTGCAGAAAAGCAAAAACTAATAGAAGCCGCTGGATTGTTTTTGACCAGTGAAAAACTAGGAAACGCACATCTGCCAGGGGCTATTACACGTATGGAGGAAATACGTGATGCTAGCATAGAGGTAGTTAGACAATTTTGTGTGTATGCACAATTTATCACTGCTAGTTTACAACGCCCAATTGACACCAAAGAACTTCCGTTAATTATAGAGTTCTTAAACATGTGTGAACGAGATCAAATTGTTTACAGCGATGCAGAGATAGAGGATCTTGCACTACACCTTATTACTTTATTTGGTGCCAATTTTGATGCCGCAGGTCCTTATTGGGCTCAAGTGTACCAAGCAAGATTAAATGCATACAATGCCGCACACAAAGGTTTGCCCAAGCACTTGTGGCCCGACGCCCCAAGCAACACAAAGAATGTGCCAATTGGAACTACATTCTTGTGGCATCAATTGCGTCAGACTTGGGCGGCTCAAAAAGGAGCAGGCTTTAAGTTTCCTAAAAATAGTTACAATAATTATGTTCCTGCCAATGGAGATTTATTCTAATGAATGTAAATGAAACCACCAAAGGGTTTGTACAAACAAACCAAAAAAATGTAATACGTAATGGCGAGAGTTACGAGCAGACACGAATTTTTACAATTCGTGTGATAAAAATTGCGTTGTTTACGTACAGACGATTAGACAAAGCCAACATGACTGCTAGACTATTGCGTGATCTAATAGATTGGATGTTGCGTAGGTATCACGGTTACTGTATCAAAGAGAATATTGGAGCACACTATCGAGAAGTGGGTGCTACCAAAAAACAATGCGATTTTGAACATGTTGTGCCTGCATCACTTGCTAGAGATTTGTTGATACATGGTCGTATTACTATCGAACAGGCAATGAATATCCCAACTTGTTTATTGCGTAAAACCAAACACAAGAAACTTAATTCAACCAAATTGAGCAAAACTACTCCAGATATTGCCTATTTTTGGTTGCGTTATAAAGATCTTAAAGTTAAAATAGAGACACATAAAGGCGATCCAGTAAACTTAGATACCTGGACTTTGGCAGATCATTACAACTATTTTGGAATTAAATGATGGATATAAGACAAGTATTACTACAACTCCCTCAATATATTTTTTATCTTAAAAATTATAATGCTCCAATTGAGCTGAGTCACGAAATCAAAAAACTGAAAATGACTCGTATGATATACGAAGTGCAACATTTGTACTACGGTACCAATAATCCAATCACTGATATTATAAAATACGGGCAAGGTGCAGATAATGAATGGGAACGAAATAACACATGGGGATCTAGAATATACAGACAAGCTGGCAATATTCCGGGGTGGGGTAAAAATATGTTGACTGGTCCCAATGGCGAAGACATGAAATTTATTATAAAAGATTACACCAATGCCACGAAACGTATAGTACACAAAGATGATATTGCTTTTAAGGTTTGGGACTTTACTAATTTTAAATTTCCTTCAAAATCTAGATTTAAAAGATATCTTGAAAAGGTAGAAAATCATTTAATCGAAGAGTATATATGTCAGAACTCAGGCAATATGCCAATTGGCAATATCAAAACTGAATCACATGCTAAGGAATTTAGTTTTGTTGATGACTCTCATTTCGATAGTCTATTTGAACTAGAAGTGTAAAATGGCAGACTATTTAGAAACAATTCGTACCAAGTACGACATCAAAGACTATCGGGAGGCTCAGGTAGAAATACCTGAACTTCCTACAGATGGCATTGTGTTGATTGTGGGCACTAGTGGCAGTGGCAAGAGCACAATCCTACGTAGTCTTGGACAGGTTAAACAACCCTTGTTGTCTATCAACACCACAGTGATAGAAAACTTTACTACTCCGGAAAAAGGAGAAGAATTGCTGTTGGCTTGTGGACTTAGAAGCATACCCACTTGGTTCAGAAGTCCAGCTACACTCAGCAATGGCGAGTATCATAGATTTGAAATGGCACTAAGTCTAGATCAAGGAATCTC